CTGGTCCGAGCTACATGACCAAACGTCAGGAGGCTCTGGAAGCAATGGCTCAACTGTTGCAAGGCAACCCACAACTGTGGGCAGTCGCCGGTGACTTGTTTATCAAGAACATGGATTGGCCTGGTGCACAAGAGATGGCCAAGCGGTTTGCCAAGACCATTGATCCTAAGCTCATGGAAGACGGCGACAAAGACCCCGCCCTCCAAGCCGCCGAGCAACAAATGCAAGGTATGGCTCAGGAAATGGAGCAAATGCACCAAATGCTTCAGAACGTGTCTAAGTCGATGGAAGCGCAAGACTTGGAGCGCAAGAACTACGAAGCGCAAATTAAAGCGTTTGACGCTGAAACTAAGCGTATTTCTGCGGTTCAAGCCGGCATGACTTTTGAACAGATTCAGGACATTGTGCAAGGCACCATTGCGGCGGCTTTGGACACAGGCGATTTGATCGGCGGTGCGCCAGAGCGTCAATCGTTTGAAATGCCGATGGAACAACCCCCACCTGAAATGATGCCCCCGCCAGAACAAATGCCCCCAATGGAGCCACAACAATGAAATGCGCTGAATTTATCGGGATGATGTTTTTAGCACGCGATGTTACGCACAGTGTGCATCTGAACACGCGTTCGTACGCTAAACACAAGGCGCTACAAAAGTTCTACGAGAACATCATTGATCTAGCTGACGGTTTTGCTGAAGCTTATCAAGGAAGGCATGGTTTAATTGGCCCTATCGGGCTACAATCTGCTAAGAAGACAACCAACGTCGTTGAATTTCTTGAAAATCAACTTGAAGAAATTGAAAAATGTCGGTACGAAGTGTGTGAGAAAACTGACACACCGCTTCAAAATCTGATTGACGGAATTGTTGAGCTCTACCTTTCTACTCTTTACAAATTACGTTTCCTATCTTAAGGAAAAAATATGGAAATGCTTCGCCCCTTGGCAGATGCCGAATACCCTGCCGATTCAGACACAACTAGCGGCACCGCTGTAACGCTAGGTCCTTGGGGCCCTGGCCCGCAAGGTGTTGTTGTCTGGTGTACTCAAGACGCGTACATTGCTGTTGGTGTCGGCGTAACCGCCACATCAGCCAGCACCCCAATTCCCGCTTATACGCCTATTCCGTTCTACGCGCCCCAAACAGGCACTAACGAACCTTGGCGCGTAAGTGCTCTACAGGTATCGACTGGTGGGACAGTGTACGCCAAGCCGATTAATATTCGATGAGCTGGGGCGTCGGTCTTCGTACTGGCGTAGCCGTCGGGCTTGGCAGTATTGTTTCTTTCTTTTCGGGCTACGGCCGCGATCAAGAATTTAACAACCTGATCACTGAATCAGGCGATAATTTAATACAAGAAGATGGATCATTTATTTTAGTTTAAGGAAATATCATGGCTGACGTAAAAATCTCAGGCTTGCCAGCCGCGACTACACCGGTAGCGGGAACGGAAGTCCTGCCGATCGTTCAGTCAGGCGCCACAAAAAAAGTTGCTATCTCCAACTTAACTTCTGGCCGACCAATTGCCTCAACTGGCTATCAGCTTGAATCTGGCGGCATCACTACCGAAGCAACAACGGCTCGCACATTATCGGCTACCGATAACGGTAAGATCATTTACTGTACGTCTGCAACAGCAGTCACAATCACTTGTGCGGCGGGATTAGGCGCAGGATTTAGTTGCACCATCATTCAAGGCGGTGCGGGTAAAGTTACCGTTGCTGCGGGTGCTGCGACACTTGTATCTTATTCAAGTCTCTTTAGCACGATGGGACAATATGCGGTCATTAGCTTGATCGCACCTGTTGCGGATACTTTTATTGCAGCCGGTAACTTAGGAGTTTAGTATGACCGTTAATCTATCGGCACTTGCTGGCGCAGGGCAACAATTTTTAGACAATAACGGAAACCTACTAACGGGTGGAAAGTTGTATTCTTACGAAGCCGGAACAACTACGCCGCAAGTAACTTACACAACGGTAGCAGGTAATGTACAACACACTAACCCTATTATTTTAAACGCAGCAGGTCGTGTTGCAACGGGTGAAATATGGGTAACGGCTGGTCAAAATTACAAATTTGTACTAGAAACTTCAGACAACGTATTAATTGCGTCTTGGGATAACATTACTGGTATTAACGGTACAGGTATTGCTACTAATGCACTTTATGTGCAGTATGACCCCGCTGGTATCGGTGCTGTCTCTACAACCGTTCAAGCTAAGTTGCGTGAAACAGTTTCAGTCAAAGACTTTGGTGCTGTTGGTAATGGTGTTGCGGATGATACAAATGCTCTTATAAATTTTTTTGCTGCACTTACTGGCAACAATAAACCAATAGGTGATATTGGTGATAACCAAGTTTATTTATTTTCGCAACTTGTAATACCACCTGATGTTAGCATTCGAGGAAAAAGCGTATTTCGTGCAAATTCATCTTTGTCAGGAAGTGTAGCAACGATTACTGTTCAGGGAGCATTTAGTGCCGATACTCTGCATTTAACTACTGCGGGAACAGAAACAAACGACAATTTAATTGTTTTTGAAGGTAGCGATGTATCAATTGAAAATTTAGTTGTTGAGTCGGACGCTCAATTTGGCGGCACTGGCGGCGTGGTGTGTCGTGGAAGTAACTACGAAATTGGCAATTTTAAAACAGTGTTCGTGCCAAGACCAATACAGTTTCAAAAAACAACTTCAGGACTTGGCGCACAGACCAACATCCGTTTGGGGACTGTTGACATTTACAGTTACATTCGTGGGATCAGTTTAAATAACTGTAATAATTGGTCAATTGAATACGCCAATATGCGAGTGGCTGATTCCAGAGCGTTGATAACGCCAGGGCACAACGGCATTTTAATTTCGGGGTGTCAAGATTTTACTATTGGCGATATGTACGTTGCTGATACTGGTGAACACGCTTTTCGTATTGGCGGTAACAGTTTTGGGACAGACACAGCACGCTTTTCTGTCAATAGCATCACTACCCGAAAAACTGGCGGGTGCGCGGTAAAAATTGCACCCACCCCTGATATTTGCTATGACGGTTCTTTTGGAATCATCACAGCAATCGACACTGGGCGCGGTGCAACCACAGCAAATAACGAACCAATACGATTTACAAATGCCAACAATATTTACGTCGGTTCGTTGGTCGCTTTAGCTAGTGAATATAGCAATTCCTGTCATCGAGCTGTTTTGTTAAACGCTTGCACAAACATCACAATTGACAGCGTTCATGCTGAAAGCGTAAGCGGTCGAGTAATAAGCATTGACGAAACCCGAGATTCAGGCACAGCTAATTTTTCGGGTTTATATGTTAATGCTTGTTTTGCAACAATGGTTGCAAGCGCAAGAAACGCTTTTGAAATTGCCTATAGTAGCGGCGGCAGAACGATTGGTGATGTGTATATCCGTAATGTTAATGTGTCGGGGTATACAAATTTTCTTTATGAAAACGACACTGCTATAACAACTACAGGTGTAATATTTATTTCAGGGGTAACATCTTTAGCCTCAGTCGATTCAGTCACACCAATTACGTTAGATATTACAAATAACTTAACTGGCGCAAGATATGTCGGTGGCAGCGTAAATTTATCAAACACAGCACCACTTACTACGGGCGCAACACAAGCTTTTGACGCAGGAACTACACCCATCAGCTCAGGCGCTCTTTTTATCAATGGGGGATTAACGTCAACATCTGGTGATGGAAATATTGGTGCATCACTTGCATTTAGCCGAGCTGGTTCTAGTAGGCGTGGGGCTGCAATAGTTTCTAAACAATTTGGTGTAGATCAACTAGATGTCGGGTTGTCTTTTATGCCTAGCGGCTCATCAAGTTCTGCTAATGAAACCGTAACTGAACAAATGTTTTTAAAGCCAAATGGCGTGTTGCAATTAGTTAACTTACCTGCTTATGCAGACAATGCTGCCGCAATATCTGGTGGTTTGGTTGCTGGCGATACTTACAGAACAGGCACTGGTGAAGTGAGGATTGTCGTATGATTACGCCTTCTTTTGGATTGACTGCAACGGAACGAGTCTTGCCACGAATGGCGTTGGATTTTACAACGGCAATTCTTGACCCAAGGGTTGCGTTTACACGTTCAGGAAATACAGCAACCGTTGTTAATAGCAGCGGTAATGTTGTTTTAATTAACGCAGATTTGCCTCGTTTTGATTTTGATCCGTTGACGCTGGTTTGCAAGGGCTTGTTAGTTGAAGAATCCCGTATCAATCTATTTCAATACAGCGAAGATTTTTCAAATGCGTTTTGGATAAAAGGCGGAATGCTTGCTTTTGGAAGCGGTTCAACTGTCGATGCAATTACGTCACCAGACGGAACAGTAAATGCCGATTTGTTGACAGAAAACACAAGCTCAGGTGGTCATACAATTTCCACAAATTTGTTGTTTAACTTTATATCTGGTACAAGTTACACACAAAGCTATTTTGTAAAAGCTAATGGTCGTACAAAATTTCAAACAAGTTACAGATCAAATTGGTTTGGTACAAGTGCAATAAATTTTGATTTAATTGCTAAAACAGCTACGGTCTTGGGAGGGTCTACTGCGTCTACATCAGGCACGATTACAGAGTTTAAAAACGGATGGTTTAGGTTTACCCATACGGCTACCGCAACAGCTACTGGTAGCTCAGCATCAGATACGTTTTTTTCTTTTGCGGATGCAACAGGCTCAACTAGCTACACAGGTGATGGCACAAGCGGCGCATACGTTTGGGGTGCTCAATTAGAAGTCGGTGCATTTGCTACTAGCTACATTCCAAATCTTTTAAATAGCACAACGACCCGAAACCCTGACGTAGCGACAATGACGGGGACGAACTTTAGCGATTGGTACACAGCGACTACAGGGGCGGCTGTTGTGTGGGCAATACCCCAAACGGCTACAGGCACAAGACCGTTAATTCAATTTGACGATACAACGGCAAACGAAATTATTGTTTTAGGTGGAAACGTAGCTAACCCAGAAATGTCAATTATTGATGGCGGCGCACCGCAAGCTCAAATTGACGCTGGTACGATTGTTGCAAATACCGCCTATAAACTATCTGGCGCATGGAATACAGACTCATGTGCTGCGGCACAAAACGGTGCGGCGGCGGTAACAGACAATACAGCAACCATTCCTACTCCGACTCAATTAAGGATTGGATCAGACGGAACTAATTATGCCTCTGCGTTAATTCAAAAAATACTGTATTACCCACAACGTATTATTGACGCTGAAGTACAAGCGTTTTCTAAATAGGCGCATTATGAAAATCCTTGAACATCCCGCATACGCTTTATTATTTATGGCAATCATTGGATTGTTAACAGGCAACTGGTTTGCTGGTGCTTGCGTTGGGTCGGTTTTCTTTATAGGTCGTGAACACGCTCAAGCTGAATACCGTGTGATTCAAAAGTTCTACGAAGGCAAGCGAGCGAATATGCCTTGGTACGGTGGGTTTGAACCCAGAGGATGGGATTTAAAGAGCGTATTGGACTTTGTGCTGCCAATTGTTGCAACAATGGTAGCTGTTGTTATAATCAGTATAACTGTATCGGCCCAGTAGACCGAGGATTCTTAGGAATCGACAAAATGTCAGAAGAAGTAACCTTAGCGGAAGTGCCCGCGCCAGAACAGGGAGTTACGGCAACACCTGTACCTGAAGTTTCAGCGCCGGAAGTAGTCGAGAATCAAGTTGAACAGCAAGAGGAAAAGAAGTATTCCCAAGCTGAAATCGACGCGATGATCGGTAAACGACTTGCAAGAGAGCAACGTAAATGGGAAAGAGAACAGGCTCAGAGAGTACCTCAAGCCCCGACTGCTCCCGTTGTCCCAGAACAGTTTGAATCGACCGAAGCGTATGTAGATGCACTTGCTGCGCAAAAAGCCGATCAGCTACTAAGGCAGCGTGACGCACAAAGGCAACAGTCTGAAATCTTAGAGTCTTATCACGACAAGGAAGAAGAAGCGCGGTCTAAGTACGACGATTTTGAACAAGTCGCCTACAACCCCAACCTTCCAATTACTAGCGTGATGGCCGAAACCATTCAAGCTTCTGATCTTGGTCCTGATGTGGCATACCACTTAGGAGCAAATCCGAAAGAAGCTGAACGGATTTCTCGTTTATCGCCATTCTTACAAGCCAAAGAAATTGGGAAGCTCGAAGCCAAATTGGCCGCTGAACCTCCCACAAAAAAGACTTCATCGGCGCCAACGCCTATTAGTCCGGTTACTGCTAGAAGCACGGGGTCACCCTCGTATGATACAACCGACCCACGCTCCATCAAGTCGATGAGCACCTCGGATTGGATCGAAGCTGAAAGGCAGCGCCAGATTAAAAAGCAGGAAGCGCTACGTAACCGCTAACTTACTTTTTAAGGAATTACCATGTCAAATAGTTTATTGACCATCGACATGATCACCCGTAAGTCTCTCGAAATCCTCGAGAACAACCTGGTGCTCACACGTAACGTAAACCGCCAATACGACGACTCGTTCGCCGTTGAAGGTGCCAAGATCGGATCGACTCTGCGTATCCGCCTACCCGACCGCGCTCTGGTCACTGACGGTGCTGCCCTGCAAGTTCAGGCCGACAACGAACAGTTCACAACTCTGACTGTTTCGAGCCAGAAGCACATCGGTGTTAACTTCACTTCCGCTGAATTGACCATGCAATTGGACGATTTCGCAGAGCGTGTTCTTAAGCCTCGCGTCTCGCAGCTTGCCTCTTCGGTTGACGCCGACGTTGCAACTTCGTACAAAGGCATTGCTAACTCGGTAGGCACCCCAGGCACTACGCCTGCAACTTCTTTAGTTCTGCTCCAAGCTAACCAGAAACTTAACGAGTTTGCTACACCAATGAGCCCACGCTACGCGACTGTTAACCCAGCCGCCAACGCAGGGCTAGTCGAAGGTATGAAAGGCTTGTTTAACCCAACCGGCACTATCAGCCGCCAGTTCAAAAACGGCATGATGGGCGAGGGCATTTTGGGTCTGGACGAGATCAACATGTCGCAGTCCATTTCTAACCACACGAACGGCGATTGGGGCACAGCCATCACTGTGACTTCGACTGTCACAACTGAAGGTCAAGACACTCTGCCAATCAGCTTCACTGGTTCAAGCAAAGTCTGGAACGTGGGCGACGTCTTCACCATCGCTGGTGTCTACGCTGTTAACCCACAGACACGTCAATCGACCGGCAGCCTTCAACAGTTCACCGTGACTGCTGTGGCCACTGGTTCTTCGACAGCTACTCTGGACATTAGCCCAGCTCTGTTTACTGCTGGCAACGCCTTGGCTACTGTGTTTGCATTCCCACAAGCCGGTGCTGTTGTGACGATGTTGGGTTCGGCTTTGACTTCGTACCCACAGAACTTGGTCTACCACAAGGATGCCATTAGCTTTGCTACGGCTGACTTGTTGTTGCCACAGGGCGTTGACATGGCTTCGCGCCAAGTCCACAACGGTATTTCGTTGCGTATCGTGCGTCAGTACGACATCAACAACGACCGTCTGCCTTGCCGTATTGACGTTCTGTATGGCTACGCTGCCATCCGTCCTATCACTGCGGTCCGTCTCTGGGGCTAAACCAGTGGGGGCTTCGGCCCCCATTCGTAACTTTTTTTAAGGAAATTTATCATGGCACTTTCTAATGGCACAGGCGGTTATCAAATCGGTGCAGGCGCAACTGACGAAGCAATTATGTTTGTTCAGGGCGCACCTACTGCATTGGCTGCCGCAGCAACTGCAACGGCTGCACAACTCCAAAATGGTCTGTTTGTTTTTGACGGCGCTGCTGGCAACCTAACATTGCCAACAGTCGCTTTGTTGGAAGCAGGCATGCCTAGCGCACAAAAAGTCAATTCTGCATTTGACTTCTTTGTTGTCAACATTGATGCTGCTGGTTCTGATACAGTCACTTTGGCTGTTGGCACTGGTTGGTCTATCGTTGGTGTTGCTGCGGTAACTGTTAATACTTCGGCTCATTTCCGCGCGCGCAAGACTGGCGACGGAACATGGACTGCATACCGCATTAGCTAATGTAACAACCCCGTCCTTCGGGGCGGGGGGTTAACTTTTTTTGGAACTGATAAAGGAGTTTTAACATGGCAAATAATAAACCGATTGGCGTAGCATACGCTGATCCTTTGCTTGATTCTGTACAAGTTGGTACCTCTAACGCGCCTATTGAAATTAATACTTCAGGCGTATTAAATGGTGCTTATGCAACAACCTCAGCCACTTCAGGTGACACCCGTCTTAACTTTAGCCGTTTAACCTTTACCTCTACAGGTTCAGGCGAAACTGCACGTTTTTTGACCCGTGTAACTGGTGCTAACGGTGCTACTGCTGGAACTATTAACGGCGCTCACATTAGTTGCGCCATTAATACTGGCGGCACAATTAGCGGTGCGGCTAACGCTTTGCGCGCAACTATTGGTGGTTCGTCTACTAACCCAGGCGGCACACTTGCTGCGTTACAACTTGATTCCGATATTGCTTCTGGCGGTACTTGGTCT